GACCTCCCCCTCTTCCTGAAACTGGTTGCCGAGCTCGAACCACGCTTCTTCCTCATGGACGACCTGCCCGACTCTTTTGGCCCCTTGCCAATGAGCGAATACATCAGGATGCTTCCGGATTATGATCTGTTTCCCGAATGGATCAGCAACTGGGGGTACGGCAATATCCAGAAGCACCGGAACCGGATGTTCATCATCGGAGCCAAGAAGAGTGAGAAGTTCGTCTTCGTTCCGGGGGAGGAGGAACATGGGGTGGTCCTCAAGGACGTCATTGCTAGGTTCCTCGACGTGCCAGCGGGCGGCCTGCCCAACCACGCCTTTGTCGACCCCGCTTTCGTTCCCGGGCGCTACGTGAACATGCGGTGGTATGGCGAACGATCCAGCTGGGCCGAGCTTGGGGAACTGTTTAAAGAAGGCGACTGGTTCAAGAACCTCAAATACTATTCGCCGACCGGTGAACAGAAGGTTCGCCCTGGAACGACCAACCCCAAATGGGATGGCTTCTGCCCCGTCCTCTCCGGTGGTTACAATCCCATCCACCCCATTCGTCGCAGCCCCCTTTCGATCCGGGAACGGGCAGTGATCCAGGGGTTTCCTGACGACTTCCTCTTCCACCACGATGAGGAAGGTCCATACAGGGAAGTGTGGGAGCCTTATAATTCGGACGGTCAGCGAGGGATCAAGCAAACCGGTAAGTCCATGCCGCTGCAGTTCACGACCTACGTTGCCGCCCAGGTCCAGGCGTTTATTGAGAAGAAGCCATTCGAGACTACGGGCAAGCGGATCTTGAAGTCCAATCCCAAGGTCACCCAGGCCAAGGAAGATTTCTGCCGGCAATCGGGCTACGCTGATCAGGCCGGTGCCTGTCGTCAATGCTGGCACCGAGCCCAATGCCCGTTGTTCCTCGAGCTGAAGGGCGCAGCATAATGGCCGACCTGCAATTCATCCTTGACAAGACCACAGGGGACTTTAAGCTCTGGGCGTGCCGGGGCGAAGGAAAAGGATGCGACCGTAACAAATACCGGAAACAAAAGGTTCATTGCGAAGACTGTTACGGTCCTTGTCCGGAAGACATAACCTTGGCCGAACTGAAAGCTATTCTCGATAGGGGTGACGCATGAAGAAGCCTTTTGCTTGGCCTCGAAAGGATATTCTATACAACGACCCTGATGAAACAGAGGGGCGACGTATTTATAGAGGTAGGGCAAATGCTGAGGCTAGGATGTCTCTAGGACTGGGAAGACCAGTTAAATTAAAAAAGGATGTAGCATGACAACCTATACCGACGGCCCCGGGCCTCCATTGGGGGACCATAAGTGCAATTATCCTGTTAGGCCTTCTCGCGACGAGACCTGGCTCCGGGTTGCCGAGGTTATTGCCGAGCGTGGCACATGCCCCCGCCGCCAGGTTGGGTGCGTTATCGTGGATATGCATGGAAGGGTGATGGCGACCGGGTATAATGGACCGGCGAGTGGCCGGCCCCATTGCTCCGAGGGCGAGCCCTGCCCGGGCGCCCACTTCCGATCGGGGGAGGGCCTCGATAAATGTGAGGCCATTCATGCGGAGCAAAACGCATGTCTTCTGCTCGACGATCCTTGGCAGGTGGATACGGTCTACATCACCGCATCGCCCTGTCTGTCATGTGTCAAGCTTCTTCTGGGGACTTCGGCCAAACGGATTGTCTGTCGTGAACTCTATCCTCATGCCGACGCGATCGAATGGTGGGGCCGGGCAGGGAGGCAACTGACCCAGCTGAACAGGAACGGGACGGAGTTGGACTATGGCCACCCTGTATGATGAACTTGGAGTGACCAAGGACGCGACGGCTGAACAGATCAAAGCGGCGCATCGTAAGGCTGTGAAAGCCCACCATCCCGACGCCGGCGGCGACAAGCAGAAGTTCCAGCAGATCCAGCTAGCCTATGATACGCTGAAAGACAAAGACCGTCGGGAGAGGTACGATCGGACCGGGGACACGGGCGGTGCCCAGCGGCCGGACGAAGTCCTCGAGGCAGTCGCTCAGATCTTTCACGGGCTCATTGAGGAGATGGTTGCCGACGGGTGCCGGATCGAGACCCAGGACATGAAGGAGCGGGCCAGGGCTGCTATCGACGCCAATAGGCAGGCGACCGCCAACCAGCGGGTCATCAAGGAACGCCAGCTTAAGAAAGCGGCTGCCTTGTCGAAGCGGTGGAAGAGAAAGCGGAAGGCCAAAGACTTCGACATGATCGGGGATACGCTTCTCCGCAAGCAGCGAGACCTCAGTGAGGAGATCGCGAAGATCAAGCAGGCCGAAGAGATCTGGAAGCGAGCCGGCAAGATCCTGGAGGACTACGACTACAAGGTCGACAAACCGAAGCCCTCCGAACCATCTGCATCCGGAGGAATGAAAATGAGCTACCATGAGGGCGGTTTCATTCGCTTCGATTTCACCCCGTAGGAAATCACGGGCTAGAGGGGGTTACCCGATACCCGAGAAGCCCGCACCCTTCGCCTCCGTCTACCGAGCGCACACGAAAAAGGCCCCGGAACCCGAGTTCCGAGGCCTTAGCGATACCTGAGGGTGTTTTGGGCCTACTTCATAGGCTTTTCTCCTTCAGCCGTGGTATTCGCATTCAGGATCAGTGCACCATTCGAGGATCGGCCCTTCGGCGTTCATTCGGCTGATGCAGTTATCCCAGACCAGGGACATGGAGATGTCCTCATCGTGGATCGAGCGGCAATCTCCGGAGATACTATGGGTGGGATGATCGAAAGTGGCCATGCCTCCACTTACTCCAACAGGGCCGCTCACGTCTTGGTCTAGGACGAAACCAAACTTGGCTGCGACCCGGAGGGCTTCTTGTTTTGTTGCCATGGGGTACTCCTTCCGTGGTGGAGCGAGCATCATACCACAAAATGAGTATGAATAAAACCCCCTATTTTCAATGGTTGCGGCATTCCGGATAATCAGGCACCTGGGCCGGGGGAAGCCCCGCACTCAAGAGTAGAAGTGGGTAGGCTCGGATGACAAATGCGATCGCGTCGCACCGGCCGGCCAATGCCTGGTCTGCTGCCTGGCGAGCGTCGGGGGGCCGTTTTCCTAGCTGGCCAGGCAGCAAGGGGATCTGGTCTTTGGTGATGGGTTGAGTTGCCACGGGGACCTTCTCGACCACGATCCGATCGGAGGGAACCTGGGGGTGACCGCCAAAGCAACCGGACAGTGAAAGGGCGAGCCCAATGACCAGGATCTTGTTCATGCCGGCATCCCTTCCGTCATATGCCGAACCATCTCTTCGGCGAGCGTGTAATCGAACAGGTTAGTGCCAGTCAGCATCCACTCGACGTTCGGAGCGTAGTTCGGACGCTGGACACTGACGCCGCCATCCGGCTGAAACCGGTCGGTTGGGATGCGCCACGAAAGGAACCGCTCCGTCATGTACTTGATCTGTTCTTGGGTCATGACCATTGCCTCTTCAAAGTCTCGGATGGTTCGCAGTTGGGGCCTTTTGGCTTGGTTGCGGCTGATCGTCTCAATCTGTCCCTGGCCGCTTCAGCCGCCTGGGCTCTGGTTTCCGCTGCCTTCCTTGCCTTTTGGCCGGCGGCCTGTTGCTGAGCTGATTGAACCCCCAGGTCGGAGATACGTTTATTCTGGTCGGCAACGGTCCCCCTGAGCTTGGCCTCGTTGCCGATCGAGATGGCGAGGTTCTTCCTCGCGTCGGCCGCATCGGCTCTGGCCGCGTCGACCTTCCCCTGCATGCTGACAATATGGATGCGAGTGAACTTGAGCCCAGGGATAACCTCGAATGCCAGGCCGTGAAGAGTCACGAACTGCCACAGGCATACGATACCAAGAACCAGGGCGACGATGTGGATAAGATCCAGTTCACCGATCCACAACAGGGCTTTCTTGCCCATAGCAGCGAGGCCAAGCTCAAACATCAGAGTACGCCTGCTTTGCTGGCGATCAACAGGACCGCGAGAATGATGAGCAGCAACTGGATCATCCAGCCGAAGGGAGGCTGCTGGTTGGGTATCAGGCTAATCCCATACAGGAGTAGCATGAGGCAGACCAGAACGACGACGATGAATAGAACAATGGACATTATTTTTCTCCTTGACTATCCCGCTCCTAACAGATCTTCAAGAGCCGTCTTGATAGCGACGTGATAGGCTCCATGGAAGTTCGGATGATATGAGGGCTTCAGGACGGGCAGGACCAAGCCCAGTTCATCGCTCGACCACTTGCCGTCGAAGAACAGGTCGCATTCCTTCTGCCTGCGTTCAATGATCGAAGCGGGCTTGTCCCAGTGCATGAACAGGACCTTGGCCCCGGCTATGTCCCCGGCCTTCCAGTGGTCCACCCATGTGGCGTGGCCGATGGCGCCAGTGTTATAGTGAAACGACAGGGCCGCGGCCAGCTGGGCTTCGCTGAGCTCTGTGCCGCGGAAGACCCGAAGAACGTCCGGCAGATATTTGGTGCGGAGCAGCCAGATGAAGATCTGAAGACAGAACTTCACCGTCTGGGGATTGTCGATGTATCGCTCAACCTTATGGCCGCTGGCACTGGTGATGCCGATTGCCCAGGTCCAGATCCCTTTGACGTCCTTGTAGGCTTCGAGAACGATAGCCTCGAAACCAACTAGCTCCATGCACGCCTTTGCGGTGAGCCCGTCCTTGATCACAGGGAACGGAGCGGGCTCGGGAACTGGGGTTGGTGGGGCGGGCATTGGGGCGGGCGCCGGCGGGTTCAGCTTGGGTCGTCCCGCAAAGATCAGGAGCACTCCTCCAATGGCGGCTCCTATCACCGCCAGAAGATGGTGGATATGCTCAAACACTGGGAGGCGCCGGCTGCTGGCTCTTCAACCGGCCGAAGAGCCCGAGGAGCGTCCAGATCCCAACGACTATACGGCCGTATGGCTGGGGAATGAGAGCCTGGACTTCCGGGGGCAAAGCAGACTGGGCCGCTTCAAGAAGAAGGCCAGTAATCAGCATGAACTGGACTGAGAAAAGCTTTAGGGCCTTGCGCCACTCAGGCACTAGCCACTCGTCGAATTTGACAGCGATAGAAGAGAGAAAGGTCATGGCTGGTTCTCGTCTTTGATAATGATGGGAGGATAGCCCCAGGGGAGGTCCTTGAGGCGCTGAAGAAGCTGGGACACTCGTTGATCGGAAACCTCGTCCGGAATGTAGACCCCCTCCGACACTCGGATCAATCGCTGAAGCTCGGGGTCAATTGGAGAGTTGGGGGCGAACGCCGTTTTGAGCCCCCGGCCAATTCCATGCTGTGTATCCCTATCAGGTTTCTGCACCGGCATCAGGTTTGACCTCCGTTCATACGGCGAGCAAGGGCTAGGATTTCAATGGCCCTGAGACGCATGGTCTTCATTGCCAGGGTTGGTTTGTCTATGAGTTCGACGATCCCCAAGAGAAGTTCGGCGGCAGTCACCACTGCATTCTCCCGAACGAGGTTCTTGTCGAGGGCCTTTCGCAGGACTTCAAGCATAGTCTCTACGTCGTGAGCCCGATCGAGAAGGCGTTGGATCATCTCGCCATCCCGCTTGGCGTCTGCCTCGGCGGCGGCCGCTTCCCGTTCAGGGGAGCCCCTAAGTATCCGCCAGAGTGTTTTGAGTGGCCAGGGGAGGGCGGTTCCAAAGGCCACTCCAATCAAAGCTCCGATTACGGCCGGATCATCAATAGGTGCTTGCATAGAAGCGCTCTCCCCTAAATGCGCAGGGCGGAACGGCTACGTGACGGTGAAGAGGGTAGCTCGTTTATGTTTTCGTTTGAACCCTGGTAGGGACCTGCGTGGCATGATCCAGGGTTCTTCTTCGTCGAGACGAAACCTCGTCAGCCCTCGGTGAGGGAAGGCTACTATAGGAACAGGGACCGGAGCGAACCTGCGCTGTGGCATGAAGTACTGCCACGGCATGGGTTCTTCGATAAAGGCAATCGCATGACCCGTAGGTAACTGACTGCCCGGGGGAGGCGGTCCACCACCCCCGAAATTGAAGATGACGTTATTCCCGGTTGGCGGAGAATACGCACCCGTAAAATTGAAGTTTACGGCATTCCCAGCCGGAGGAGTGTAAGGCATTCTACAGCGGCGTTATCTGGTCGTAGATCAAGGCCTGGAATGTAGGGTCCAGGCAGAAGGCAACGACCTGGGTTCGGCCAACACATGCAATCGACCAGTTCCCAGATCCATCGCTTTGCACTCGCCCAAGCCTGTCCCCCGTGTTGGGGTCGATCACTTCCACCCATTTGCCGGCAACCGGAACCGAGTTCTCCTGGACCTGACCACTGACGTAGGTCATCGGGCCAGCCGGGGAGAAGGCGTTTGTGTACCGTTCTAGGGGGGAACCGAAAATCCTAGCTGCTGGGCCAAGGTCCCGAGTTGCCACTGGGTTCAAATCGTAAGCGTCCTGGATACCTCTGGCAAGAGTGTATTGCACAGCATCCAAAGAAGAGAAACCTGCAGGAGCTGCTCCAGCCCAACCAGCAGCAGAAAACACCATAGTCCAAACGTTGCCCGTGGCGCTGGCGTAGATGGCTGCCGCAAGGGTGTAGAGAGCAACCAGCGACCCCGAGTAGTCAATGCCGCCTGTTCCTGTGGCAGGGTTAGCCGTACCGCTGTTATTCCAGTTGCCTCCGTTGACCCTGAACCAGATGAGCCGGTTAGCGGGATCGCATGCACAGTCGACTCTATTGCCTTGGACATAGGCGGCAATGGTTGAGATGGTGGAGCCATTGACCTGGACAGCCCCAGATGGCAGATAGGCCAAAGTGTTGGTGCCGCTCTTCAGATCCGTGGTATTGTTCCAGCCTCCCGCAATGCCAATGCTTGGAGTACCGGTCAGAGTGGTGATGGTACCTTCGAAATAGGTAGGCCCCTGCATCATACGATTGGAGTAAGTCCCACCAGCACCCGAAGAGGTGGCAATCAGATTGCCCCCCGACAGAGTGTTGTTGGAGATGTGTGCTGGGTCGAGTGTAGTTGCCGTCACGAAATTAGGTCCAGGTGTCCGACGTTTCGACCACTACTACACCATTCTCCGCATTGGCGCTTTGGAGAATGTAGGCCTGGAAATTCTGGCCGAGTAGCGATTTACCGTTGAGGTCCCCTCCGGTGACGGTGAACGAGTCATTGTGGCCTACGGCACGATCGTGAAGCAGGGTCCATAACCCCGGGAAGTACCCACGCATCGACCCGCCGTGAGAGATCCAGGTTCGCCCTAGAGCAAGTGCGCCGTCCGGTCCATTTGGAGCCGGCCAGCTTTGAATGTTGAAAGCGAACCGACCCGAAGTCTGCAAGGGGCTCGAACCGATAGTGGACATGCTGACCTGAGTCTCGCCACAGTATGTCCCGGTGCTATTTCCGTTTGTGTCCCCGCTTATCGTAAAGGCCCATGGTGCGATCTTACCAATCTTGACCGACCCGCCGGCTCCCGTCCAGCTACGAGCAACAAAGTGACCGAAGCATGTAGCCCCCAGTGCACCACCCGGGAGACCCAGGAAATTGGTGGTATTCCTGGAAAGGTAGTTCTGGAACGGCTCGTTGATAGACGAACCACTGTTCTCTACCGTCCGACCCATGATGGCCACCGCATACGCATCGCTGGTCTTGAAAGACTTGAAGTCCCCGAAGAGGAAGAAGCAGGTCGCCAATGGCGCGGTGTTGTCCCCAGTCTCCGTGAAGAGGTAGAAGGTCTGCCCATTGCCGACGATCGTCCAATAGCGAACGGTAGCATCCGCCGTAGTCGACTTGCGAATGACGAGCTGGCCTGTACCGATCGAGCTCTGGGCCGAAGTTGGGAACTGGCCAGTGCCCGTGGGGGTGATCGCCGACATTGTCTCGAAGCCACAGACCCGGGCTTCCTTCGCCGTCGTAGGGCCAGTGTCGTCGACGTAGAGCAGCATGCCACTGCTATTATTCGCCCCCGTGAGGTTCTGCTTGTAGCCACGTTTGTTGGTCGTTGTCTGGTTGATTGACCAGCCGAGGTTCGTGAAGCCGGTAAAGCCATTCACCAGCACCGCGTCAAGCAACGACGTAAGCGACCCCGTCTGACCCGTGAGGTTAGGGGCGTTCGCGTTGTAGAACGGCGAAACCGGATTGTTGCTGACAGCGCGGACGGTCATTAGAACTTCTCAAAGAAGTAAAGGGTTGCATTCATTGTGAATGGACCGCCAGTCACGGCGCTATCGAGAGAGAAGACCGCCGCCTCGCTAAGCCCGATATCCGGCCTCAGATCAGGAGGCCAGAAGAACTGATAGCCATTGACGGTGTTGAACACGTCCTCATGAAGAAGCGCTGCCGTTCCACTCGTGGTTGCCGGGGTCGTATCATTCGCCCTGGCCGTAGCAGTAGCTGCCACATCACCCCGACTGATCTTCTGCGGGGTAACTGCCGACCCTCCCGACCCAGCAGTCACGGTGGCGGGCAGGCGCTTGACCGAAATCTTGAGGTTCTGGACCGAGGTGCCGCTGACCTGGCCAATCACGATGCCGCCGAGCTCGCACGCCATGCTAGCGCCGCAGTACAGGGCTAGGAGGTCCTGGACTGCTGAGATGCCTACGTTATTGAACTGTACTGAATAAGGGCGTGCTCTCGCCATGTTAACGTCCTCCAACCCATGTATAGAAGAGACCGGCTAGCGTCGCGTCTTGCGTCGCAGGTGCCTCAAACTTCAGTTTGTCGTGGGCCGCAGCCGTATAGCTGCTGGCCATAGTCCATGTCATAGTTGTAGTCCCGGCCGCAATATCAGCGTGACCAACAGTTGAGCCGTTTACCTTGATTGGCAAAGTCACGCTACCAGTTGGGGCGACGTCACAGCCACCTACGTTCGACGGAAGACCTGAGGCGAAGTTCTCGCCGCCGACCATCTCAATCTCGAACAGTATCTCACCGGCGTCAGGCTGACGGCCGTCAGTGCCACCGTACCACCGAAGGACCCCGGTTGAGGCCGCCGAGGTGCAGTTGGCTCCCGTGCTGTTCGAGCTCGACCCAAGCGAGTTCACTGCCTTGATAAAGTAAGTATAGGCCGCGCCGCCCGTGATGGTCAGATCCATGTAGTTGGTAGCCGGCGAGCTCCCGATCAGCGAAGCCGACCCGAACGAGGCGCTAAGGCCATTCGCCCGGTAGACATCATAATGATCGACGTTGTCGCTCGACGGATTGGCTGTCCAGCTCAGGGCGTTGAAGTTGGCCTGAGGAGTAGCAGTCAAACCTGTCGGGGTAGTCGGAACGCCTCCGGTTCCTCCACCGTAGCCAGTACCCCTGGGAGTGTAGGTGTAGACCGTGCAGGTCGACAGATCCTGAAGCCCACCGCCGTAGACATTGAAGCTCTGCAGCTTGATGTACAGAGTCTGGCCAATGAACTGCGGCGGCAGAGTCAACTTGAAGATCTGATCATCGAGTCTGGCGAACAGGGCGCCAGAAGAATGGCTGCCAGCAGTCGAGCTGTAGAGCCCACGGTAGAGTTTCGTTCCCAGCGTGTAGTTATGAGCACTGGTAAGCGTTGCATCCTGGAAGCTGGTGAACTCAACCACGCCGCCAGCGGTGTCCTGGATCGCACAGCCACTGACGAAGTTGGCCGCGTCCGTTGCCGTCACGCTGGACAGGTCGCCATTGCTCTCGGTGAGATTGACCCCGAAGCTATGAACAGTGTCGGGGTTGGACCCACCATAGGCCGCCAAACTGGTCGTCAGGACGCCCATGCGGGCTGGGGCGTCTATCTCTCCGACCTCGGCGAACGAAGCGTTGTCCGTGGACAAATGGACGAAGCAGCCACCCCAGTTAGGATCATAGGCCCCGGAAGGACCTGCACTCACCGCCATCCAGACCTGCGGGGTAACTCCCGCAAGGGTCGAGGGCGGCTCGAAGATCAGAGGTGTATTGACCGCATTTGCAGGAACCTCGGTGTTCTTCGGAGTGTTGGTTGCCGGCTCTGCTGTGGCGTCAGAAGAGCGGCCGATCGAGGGCGCCCATTCCTCTACCAGGACCGTGAAGCCGCCATCCTCATCCTCAGACATGTCGGTGACCTTGACGGTCAGTGTGCCGAACTTGGGGTCGGTGATGGTTCCCTTGGACCCAGGCACCATTGCCATGAAGGCGGGGTGAGTCTTGAACTCGAACTTGTTCGGCGTG